CCTGGGCCAAGTGTCCAAGAAGATCGAGGTCTTCACATGGCCCGACGATCCAGCGGAACTACGGGCCGAGATCTTACGCAAAGCGGCTCTGTGGGAAGACGGAGGATTCTGGATCGAGGCTCCATCTGGAACGATGGCGGTCCAGGGCGTGAAGCTGCTGCGGAAGGTGGCATGAGTACAGACGTTTGTACGGGGAATGTTAGTTCCATGCGTCTTCTGTACGGGAATGTTAGCCCCAGGTGGTGGAATGTTAGGGATGGCCGTTTATGGATGATCTGAGGAACAGCTTGGAAGCTGCCGAGAATCAGACGAGGTTGGAAATAGACCGCCTCAACAACGTCCTGAAGCACATTCTCCTGGCTCGTCACTCGCTCGACCTGGAGGAAGGGGAACAGTTGGTGTTGATGGAGGGGGAGGAGCCAACGGAGCCGCATGATTATACCAAGACCATGAGGGATGCGTTGATTCCCGAGCAGAGCGATAAAAGAGCGAAAGCAGAAAGAAAGTGGGGAGCAGAGCCGACAGAGCCGAGCGGTTTGATGGTCACGTTCAAGACACGCTACGAGAAGGGAACCTTGAGCAGTTGCATCGTCAATGTCTTGAACCGAGCGGGAGAGCCAGTCAATTCCAAAAATATTCATGAGGAGCTCACCCAGGGGGGTTGGAAGTCAAACTCCAAGGACAGTCTCATGGCCGTGCGCAACGCCCTGGTCCGCATGAAGGGCGATATCAAATCAGAGAAGATCGAGGGCATCTTCCACTACTCACTTTTACCCATTAAGGAGCTGGTATGAACATAGCGGTTGATTTCGACGGTGTGATCCACAAGTACAGCAAGGGCTGGCACGATGGCACGATCTACGATGGCCCGATGGATGGATGCTACGACGCAATGTGCAACCTCCGGGACCGGGGCCACAAACTCATCATCTATTCCTCTCGCGCCTTCTCTCGCCTGAACAAGCGCAGCCAGCGGGAAGCCATGAAGTCCTGGCTGCGGATCCACAAGATCCCCTACGACTCAATCGCAACTGAAGGCAAGCCCCCGGCCCACGTTTACCTGGACGACAGGGCGCTGCGATTCACCGGGGATTGGGAAAAGACGTTTTTCGACCTACTCGAGCTGGCCGAGGGTGAGGCAACGAAACTGCTATGAGACAACAAGGAGAATCAGTATGAACAACGAACAACAGATTTGGTACGGGTTCTGCACCTACTGGACCGACGATTGGGACGCTCTCAAGCCCACTCCTGAAAACAAGGGGATCCCCTCTTGTCCCGAGTGTGGCTCTGTCGGCTATCAGATGACCGTCGAAGAGTGGAACCAGGGAATTGAGACTTATGAGGCCGACGACAATCCCGGCTACGGCACGTTCGTCAATGAACTCAAGGGTAAGTGCCACGGCAAAACCACCCTGCTGCAACTGTGGGAGCAAAAGAAGGAAGAAGAATAGCCAATGCTTGATCTCGATAATGTCGTGATGATCGTCGAAACGGCAGACGCGATTTATATGGGGCTTCTCCAGGTGGCGATGCTCGTGTCTGTTTTTCTGTGTGGGGTCTACTTTGGATCTCGTCGTGAAGGGTTCAATGAGGAGGAGGAGCCGGGGGAATGTTAGTCGCGGGTTACACCAAGGGATTGTTAGGAGTGGGACTTTTGCTCCAAATGGGCGGGTCAAAATTGTGATTTTTACCATCTTTACTCACAAGGGGGGAATCAATGGGCTTACCGCAACGCAGATGTGAAACTTGTCAATTTTGGGATGAGCTAAAGAGGCAACCCTCATCATCGGAGGGGAAAACTGGATACTGTCGCTACCACGCGCCAGGACGCTCCGCTCTCTACACTCAAAACATTCGCGCCTTCTGGCCCACCACTCTCGACAACGAATGGTGCGGTCATTGGGGTGATGGAAAGAGGGATTGATGCCAAACCAGGACCGGATTTGGAAGTGTGAGTGTACTGAGTGCAACTGCGAGGAAGCTGCGGTCAAGGAGAACCCAACCCTTGACGCGATTTGCCACTACTGCCTTGAGGGAGTCCATAGAGCAGAGAGAGAGTACAAGGCCAGCATAGCGACCAGGACGCGGATCTCGGCCGAGGAGAAAGAGCTGAAGGATCGAGAGGACTGAATGAGAACGAACGGGAACGCACCCAAGGTCACTATTGACGTTGATGGAGTCGCTGGAGGAACAAGAAACGTCCCCGATCAGATGGTGGGGGTCCTGTTCTCCGGGGTAAAGGGTGGAGCTGGTCCAACTCCAGAGAAGGACGAACTGATCTCAAAATTGTTCAGGATGAAGATCAAGGTCGGCTGCTGCGGGAAGGAGTACACCTACAACTTCAAGAACTTCCCGCGTGAGGACCTCAAATGCGACTGTGGAAAGAAAGGACGTTGGGTGGTGAAGTATGAGTGAGAGGTATCATCCGGTCGCCTTCTTCGAGCTTCAGGAGCGTTTCATGAAAGAGATCCGGACCAACGGCAACCGACTCACCGCCCTGGAGCTGGTCATCAGCCCCTTGATGGCTCGGTCCCACTGTGAGTGTACGGACGAGGAGGCCCAGGCCCTTCTCTTGAAGGCCATCAATGCAGCCGAGAAAGCCTGTGTCGAGTTCGGGGGCATCGACAACCTGAAAGAGTGTTTCCAAATCTGGCTCGATCACCAACGGGAGACTGAACAGCTATGAGCAAGAACGTCAGGCTCTACCACTTCTTTAATCTCGACGAGAACAAGCACGGTGCGCCCTTCGCTGAGTGTGACGACCACATCACTGAATACAAGCGACAGCGAAAGCCAGCGGCCCCTCAACTCATCCTGGAGAAGATCGCGGACCAGGCCGTGTGGCCCTGCAATAAGTGTGGACAGGCAGCGGAACAACGCGCAGAGCAGCGACGATTCGCGGCTGCAGCCCTGACTCCAGGTGTCACCCAGAAGGAACCCATTTGGTGTGTCGTACTCAAGAACAGACGAGCTGCCGAGGATGGGGTTCGCCTTCAGTCCGATGCCTGGTCCTACCGGGACGATCTCTCCGATATTGACCAGGAGTTCTACGAGATCATCGCCAAGACCAGGCCAGTGAGGGAGGAATGTTAGTACCAAGTAAGAGTCTCGGGGTCTGCCCGCGAAACAGCAAACATCAGATCACTATGGTCACCGCATCCAGGGAAGGCTACCTGGAGTTCTGTGCACAATGCTCAAAATGGCGAGTGAAGATTGACCTGAAGCCCATCCGCGCCGAGTTGAGAGAGATGGGGATAGATCCGGACGAGGGAGTGTTAGAGAACCTGCCTACAAGAGCAGAGGGAAGGGAATGTTAGGATCTTGAAATCCGTGGAATATACATCTTTCTTTGCATATTTATGGGAGCCGAAATGACCCAAATCAGGGGGGTAGTTTCCGAGTCAAATAAAAACTTTAATGAAATACCTTTCACCCTTCGCACCATTTTGGTGAAAGGGGTGAATGCTTTTCGAGTAAACTATTTATTTGGGCAATAAAGTCCGGCTCTAACTGTACTTTTTTGTTTTAGCTCGTTACGACACCTTTCACCACTTTTTAGACCTTTCACCAAATTGATGATAGACAACAAAGAACTTACAGAGATGGTGAAAGGTACCCCCCCCCTTTGTAACTTTCTATCTGAGAGAATGGAAAAAGGTTTAGAGAAATGTAGAAAGAAACTCTTGACCCCTTACCTTTCACCACCGCTTTTTAGCCTCTTAACACCTGAAGAATCAACGATTAATATTGGTGAAAGGTGGTTTAGGGACCTTTCACCATTTTGGGCCCTTTCAGGCGTAACCCCATGACCGAGCAACACTTCAGCAAGTTTTTCGCCAAATTGCTCGTCGATTCGGATGAAAATCACGATTCTCCCAACCTCTTTTCTTTGCATAAAACCAATCAGGACCAATCGCCAAAATCGGCGCCACCCACCGTGGTACCGACACAGGACCAGGCCGTTGAAACAGGTGTCTTTGACACCCCCTTCGAGGAAGCCGTTCCACTCGAAGACGAACTCGCCAGCCTCCTGGATGATATTGACGATTGACGCATAGAGAGAACAACTCGTGCGCGGTGACCAAACGCGCAGCGACCCATATCTTCATCGAGTGCTTCGTCCAGTACGAGGTTCTCTCCGAGGCCGATCCCGGTCAACTGGCCGAGGACCCCAGGATGATGGATTACGTCTTTGACTTCGACAATGTCGCTGCCCGGGTGCTGACCCCCGTTGAGCTCAAATTGTTCAAGTTGAGAGTGAAATACAGAAAGAGGCCTACTGATTGTCTCAGACAGCTGCACTTGACCTGGGGTGGATACTGGTACATGAAGAAGCGGATCCGCATCAAACTCGGCCGCGGATTCCACGATTACCGACTGTGGCCCCTGGAAATGTACTTCGATGACAACCATGAAAAGAAGGTCGAGTTTTGAAAAATGGCTGCTCCGTAAACTGAAACCACTTCTCTGGAGGATCTTAATGACCGAAGACAAAGACCAATCCCTTGTGAAGTCCGACCGATCGGACCAGCTCCACGACCAGCAAGACGTTGACAGTCTCTCCCGAATGATGCTTCAGCAAAAGGAGAGCTTCGATAGGAACCTACTCGAGGAGAGGCTGTTCAGTAACAAATTGAAAGGTTGGTTGGAGAGGTATTCTCGCATGAACGCCGACCACCGGAGAATGGAAGATCAGCTCATGCAGGAAGCAGCGGTCCTCTTGGGGAACCCACCGCGAGATGCGGATCCGGATGCTCCTGAAGCGGAGATCGTTGACGAGCCTCCAGAAGAAGCTGCTTAACGGTGGACGTATTCCTTGGTTGGATCACCACCAGGGCGACGACGACCCGTACCCAAGTGCCTGATCCATCCTTCAGGCTCGTCCCAAGTTTCAGGGTTGAACGAAGCGAAGCCAGCGACCGCTGACAACAGATCAGCGTATCACCAGCCATCGTCAACGTAGCTTCCATCCGTCAGGATGATTCTGTAGCGGTCGAAGGTCAGTGGCATGATTTCATACCACCAACCCATCTGACCGTTGCTCCCAGGCTTAACCGAGTCTTTCTTCAGTTCCATCTTCTTCCTCGTCTTTGTCATACAGCACACACTCGCAGCCCCAAAGCTGGCCCCCGCAGCCGGGACACTCCTCTACGTCACAACCGGGATGGTGGTAGTGACCCGGCTTCGCTCCACAGTCGTGGCAACGCTTTCCATCACGGCCCCAATCCGATCTCTTTTCTTCTCCGTGCTTGATCGGATCAGCCGTGGTCCCATCCTTCATCGGTATCCCGAACAAGCGACACCCATCCGACTCCTTCATCCCCTGCCCACAGTCCTTACACAGCGCACCGATCACTTCGTAGTACCACTTCTTGATTTCATCTTCCGTCAGCCTCCAGTGGTCTTTCGGCAAGCCCACGATGAATTTATCCTTGAACTGTTGGTGAGCATGGACCGCTGCCGACTTCTCCCCTTTGCCAGCCAGCGCGTACGGTAGGACTGTTTTCGGATCTTCTTCCAGGAAGTCCACTAGGATAGCCAGAGCCAGATCCGCAGGACCGCTGCCCCCGTAACCCCACTCAAAACCATCCGGTGAATGGAAGTTGATGTGTCTCAGTGGCAGATCCCTTCGTCCATTCACACAGACCGATAATTCATTCATGCTTCTTTTGCCTTGGTAAAATTTCATTTAGAACCTCCTTGTAAACGTCTGTAAACCACGGTTTTGGAAACCCCCAACCTCTTGGAGATCTCCCCCCACGAAACACCCTCTTTCCTCAAGAGGATCGCTTCTTCCACATCGAACCGTGTCTCATGCCGGCCGAGTTGCACTCCTTTCCGTTTGGCATTTTCCAGCCCTGCCCGTACCCGCTCACGGATCAACTCTCGCTCGAACTGAGCCATGACCGCAATCATTCCGAACATGGCCGTACCCATAGGCGTAGCTGTATCCACGGCCTCCTGGTGAGACACGAAATCAATCCCCAAGACACGGAACTGCTCCAGGGCTGTGACCAAATGCTTCATGCTCCTGGCGAAGCGATCAAACTTCCACACCATCACCACATCGAACTTCTTGCGCGTGGCATCCTTCATCAGCTTGTCCAGTTCTTCCCTGGACTCCTTGGACCCGCTCACACCCCTGTCGATGTACTCGGTGACGATATCCCACTCGTGTCGCTTTGCCAGCTGCCGTAGATCAGCCAGCTGCAGGGACTCGTCCTGTCGCAGCGTGGACACCCTGGCGTAGATCACCGCTCGTTTCATTCCGGTAATTCCATCCCTTCGTCATGGAGCTTCTGCAACACTTCCGGGTCAGGGATCTGCTCGTTAATCCACAATTTCAGGAAGCCCTGAATAACGTGGCTGATTACCGTTTCCTTTTTCAGAGCCTTCGCCCTGGCCTTGAGTAAAATCTTCTTCTCCACTGTGATCTGAATTGACTTCTTCATTCTTTCCTCCTAGCAACTGACCGCGAGAGCAGCGACGAACGCTGTTATCAGCAACAAAATATATCGACCCACCAAATCTCGCTTTGATGGTGGTGGTGACTCGTACAACTCCACCCGTTCCTGTTCCTTACCATCCTTGTCCGGTTCCCAATAAACTGGCAATAATCACTCTCCTTCCACTTTCGTAAACCCCGCGTTGCGCTCCTGGGCCTCATCTGCGAACTGCAACAACTCGATCAGCTTTGTGTCCAGGGCCTTGAAATCAAACTCGCTCATCACTCCCTCAACGTACAGCGGATCATCGGCTTTCTCCGGATCGTTGTTGGCGAGGTACTCGACGACGATTGGCTCAAGTAAGGCTTTCCACAGCTTCTCCGCTAACCACCAGGACTCGTGCTTCCACCACCAATAAGTGAGCAGCCAATCCTTACCCGTCTTGACCTCACATTCCACGGAGTCAAATGGCTCGCTCTCGCGGACCCTGCGGATCGGCAAGTCGAGCAACTTCTCTATTCCCGGCATCAGTTCATCTTCTAAAGGTTTCTTCATGCGCCCTCCTTTTAACCGTTTACTTGAAGTCTGTCTGCGCCCAAAACCTCATGCTTATGCTTGAAGTCAAATTCGTGCTTTTGAGCCAGTGGACCGTGACCAATCCCACTCACGATCTCAGTACCACAACCGGGGCATTTGTACTGGTCCCCGGCCCAAACCCTGTACGGCTGCCAGCGTTCCTTCTCCTCGATCCCTGGGTTCGTCCCACGAATAGCTGGACTCCCCTCAGTGAAGTAGTAGTCGTTCTTAATAACCTTGAAGAATCGTTGACACGGAATACAAATCGGTTTCATTTTCATTTTCCTTTCAGGCCATCCAGTAGCCATTGCGCCCACCCTCTAAGGTGAGCGCGGTTGCCACTAGAACTCTCTCGCGTCTGGTTCCGCTTCTGCTCTCGCTTCCGCTGCTGCTGCTTCAGCCTCGGAGTCCTCAACCTCTGCTCGTTCTTCCCGATTCATATTGGCGGTGTCGAGGAACTTGTTGTTCAACACCTGTTCAACTGGCGTTGGTGTGTCCCCGTTGGTGCGCTCCAACCGAAACATCTGCATGGCTTCCAGGCCCGTACCACGCAGGAAGGCAGTAACCGTCCCGTTGGCTTTCAGTCGTGCCAGTGTCGCTCGGATCGCGCCCTTGCGGTCCTGGCCTTTGTAGGGCCAGCCTGATTTCTCCAGGTCCGTGTCAATCTC